TCGTTATTCTTCTCTCCGTACTCTCCCCATTTTTTCCACATAGGAGAATCTCTACGCTTACTTAATGTGTAATGATAAGAAACAAAATCACCTATTTGCTTTTCCATCTTTTGAACTTGTCGTGATAAAGCTTTTTTAGTATGTGTAGATATAACTCGATTATCATATTTAGTTAAAGCTTGATCGAGCATTTGTATTCCTGCTTGTGCAACATAAATGCTATTTGCTTCCATAGGATCAATAAAGCCTTGAGCCATGCCAATACCTACAACATTCTTTACCCACGAGTCTTTAAAATATCCTTGATCCCATTGTATTAGTTTAGGATCACGCAACATGTTATACCCGTCCCAATACTTAATAAAACGCTCTCTAGCGCTACTAGGATCTTCTGAATTAGCATCAAAGATATAACCGGAACCCATTCTACTGTAAAGAGTGATAATAAAGTTCCAACCATTCTTTTGAGCATAGCTCTGAGTGTATGGTTTCATTTCCTTATAAGGATCTTTATACTCAATAGGACATACCCATGCACTCTGGGTAGGTAAATGAGTCATAGGAATCCATTCTGGATTCATATTTTTTAATAAAAGTCTATTAAATCCAGTGCAATCTACAAATAGATCACCATCTAATTTTCTACCATCTTCTAATATTAGCTGCTTTACATACCCTTCTTCATCTTTTATTACATCAACCATATGCCCTTGAATATGTTTAACCCCTAAAGGAAGAGCTATCTGATCTCTAACTATTAAAGGAAATCTTTCAGCGTCTACATGCCACGCATAAGTATGCCAGTCACCTAAGAGATGATCTTTCTTATCATCATAAGGAGATTTATTTCTAATTGCAAACGGGTATTGCTCTGTGCAATACTCTGATGTTTCCCACCATTTATATTTCTTTTGTCGTAATAATTCTAACCAATAATCATAACTTTTATGATCTACTCCAAATCTATCATCATTGTCGTAAAAGAAATCTCGATGTTTTACTCCGCCGTAAAAAGAATTTTTAAAAGCTTTATCTCTCCAAGTATAACTAAATGAATAGAATTGTTGCTCCCATGGTGGGCATTTCCAATGGTCAGTTGCATGTGGTTTAGGGTCTTCTGTATTCCAAGCACTAAACATATTACCGTGCTTGTAAATACTATGAGTTCCTCGCATCCACCTTTCTTCATCTACATCTAGCCATTCAAGCATATCTCCTAACTGAGGAACTGTACTTTCTCCAACTCCTAGAATAGGTACTTGAGGTGATTCTGCTAATTGTATATTATAATGAGGATGTCGTTTCTTTAATAGAGCTGCTGTAAACCACCCAATTACACCACCACCTAAAATAGTAATATTCTTTACTTGTGTTTTCATTTAAAATTGACCTGCGCCATTATCTCTGTCATGCATGCTACAATATTTAGCTCATGATCAGCGACGAATGCATCTTTATATTGATAGTCTGCTAATATAAGAACAAGTTGAGGTATACTTCCAGAGTCTACATACTCATTCATATTGTCATATAGCCCACGAAAGATAGCATTAGTATCTACATCCATATGGTTTACAACCCATGAACGCATCTTCTTAAAGTTCTTCGTCTTTAGATGTTCTACTAACTGGTTAATAGTGCTGTCAATACTACCAACACCACTACCGACACTATTAAAGTCACTGATTGATCTTCGTTGAGCTTCATTGATTACTCTCCTCCAGTCTGGAGCATGCTTCATAATAAGATCTGCAACGTTTTTATTATCGTATGATATACCTTCTTCATCTAATACAAAGGACATACGTTTATAAAATTGAGCAGCTAATTCAGCTAAGTCTTTCTTGGTAGTATTAAACTCATAAACTCCACAGCGAGAATGTAAAGGTTCAATAATTCTATTCTTAAAGTTACAGGTAAGAATAAAGCGACAGTTATTAGCAAACTCTTCAATAAATCCTCGCAATGCAGGTTGAGTGCTTTGAGGGTTCAAGTAGTCTGCTTCATCAAGAATACAAACCTTTACTCCTCCTGATAAAGATACTGATGAAGCAAATTGCTTTATCTTACCTCGTAATGTATCTATATTACCTTCTTCAGATCCGTTAATTAAAATATAATCAAGCCCCAGCTCGTTGCATAGGGCTTTTGCTATAGTAGTTTTACCTAAACCGGCAGTGCCAGAGAAGAGCATATTCTGCAATTCTCCAGCATCTACCATACTCTGAAACGTTTGCTTTAACGCAGGAGGCAATATAGTTTCAGATATCTTAGTAGGACGATATTTCTCAACCCAAAGAAAATCATTGCTCATAATATAAATAGTATCCTTATTCGGATTCAGCAGCCATATCTTGCTGATAAGTTTCTGACATTTGAATTAGCTGTACAGCTTGATCTCGTAATTGACCTAGAGTAGATAATTCTTCACCTTTTACTGCTCCTCGTTGTACCATAGTATCAATCACCGCAACTGTTGAACGACATACTCTATTAGATAGGTCGTATACAGGAGCATGTGATTCATGCGCGAGTTTCAATTCGTCTTCTTTAGCCATTTTATTCTCCATATGTTGATGACTTTTCAAGCGCAACCCAGTAAGTAATACTGCTATTGACACTTGTAAATTGTGATATTAATTTTTTAGAAATGTTAACCTCGTAGTCATCATTGACCATACGTAGGTTGTTAATATTTAGTACATATTTAAAATCAGGTGAGTTATATCCTCCATCTACTGTCACAGAATAAGTATTAGCTGTAGCATTCTCTGCATCTACTACTGATAGTTTAATAGTATTATCATCTGGTTCAACTATTACTTGACTATGACCAAAGATAGAAGATGCTTTCTTAATTCCAGATAGAGTAGTCTGATCTAAAGTAAACCAAACGTCTGCTTCAGGCATATCAATAGGTTTAGAAGGAGTAGTTAACATCTCTGGATCTGCATAAAAATACTTTACAATAGATCGACCAGCATTACCTCCTATCCTCATATAGCTAGAGTCAAACTTAACCGAAGGAGTATCTACTAAGTTAAGTACACTTAAAAACTCTTGCAAGTCATATATACCTATACTCGAATCAAACTCTTCCTGCACTACCGCTTCAGCTAAAATATTCTTAGCTTCTGATATAGTCATAATCTTATTACCAGGTTTAATAACAATATTGCTATTGATCTGAGCAAAGTTAGTTAATACCTTTACTGTTTCTGCACTTATTTCCATTATACAATCCTACTAAAGTTTTTATCTTTCACTACTTCTATTCTATTAGAAAACTTATCATCAAGCAACTCTCTTTTATGAGATATTACGTATATGTTAGTTTCATCTCCTAAAGTATAGATGATTTTCATCAGATTATCAACACCTTCGTGGTCTAATGATGAATCAAACGTCTCATCTAATATTAACAGATTAGTTGCAACACTATTCTTCATCTTAGCTATCATACGCCAAGTAAACAACAATGCTAAATCGATACGTTGCTTCTCTCCTTCTGAGAATGAATCGTATGAAAAGCTATCTCTAAATCGAGACCTAATAGTTTCTTGAAACGATTCATCTAGATTAAACGAAACATAGAAGTCTAAAATATTTAAATATTGATTACAAAGCTGATTAATAACAGGAAGATATTGCTTTACAATTTTAGTCTTAATACCAGTATCCTTGAGCATTGTACTCATTATGACATTATAGTTTAGTTGCTCACTAAGTGCAAGCTTTTCTTCTATTAAGTTATTACTTGTAAATGTAAGATCGTCTAGATCTTGTATAGCTTGATCCATATCAACATTACTATCTAACTTACCTATCTCTGCTTGAGTACGATCAATAGAAGATTGAAATTGAGCTATAGATTTATTATTAGCAGCTAAATCACTTTGATAAGCTCTACATATATCAATAATACTTAATGCAGAGGATAAAGCTTCTTGAGCTTGTTGTAGTCCGTCATCTGCTTTATTAATTCCCGCTTGAAGTTCCTTTGCTCGGCCTTTACCTTCCAAGATATGGGCTGCTTTTGTTTCCTCAGTGATGGCTTGATCACAGGTCGGACAGATATCGTTTTTCTCGAAGAACTGGACTTCTTTAACGATCTTCTTGACTTCAGTGTTGAATTTGGTCTTATAGGCTTCAAGCTCTTTAATTTTAGCTTCGCGTTGTCCTCTCTCCACATCTGCATTCGGTAGTTGAGATTGAATGGAATCACTAAGCTCTTCGTTCTTTCCATGTAGAGTTTTGATTTCATCCTGGAAATCTGAGATGAGTTTGAGCTTCTCTTCTTTTTGCTCTTTATTAATTGCTTTGATGTCTTTAATATATTTCTTCTGAGCATCAAATTTAGTGCTTGTGACGGCATGCTGATGAGTAACATCTTTGATCTGATCCTTCAATAACGATGTCTTTTCTTTTAGTAAAGAATTCATCTTAGAGAATACGTTAATGTCCAGAAGATCCTCGATAACATCTCTTCGATTCTGAGCGCTTAGCTGCATGAAAGGAATGAAGGAGGAGGAGCCCAGCACTACAATCTGATGAAAGCTCTTATGATTGAGCTTCAAGATGTTTTGCTCGAGGATCTTCTGGTACTCTTTGGCATGAGATGATTGATTAATCATCGTCTCGCCTTTCCATATTTCAAATACGTTAGGTTTAATACCTCTAACGATTCTGAAATCTGAACCTAATGCGCTGAAAGTTACTTCAACAATGCAATTCTTATTGTTAATAGAATTAACCAACTGAGGTTTAGATATGTTACGATGAGCTTTTCCAAACAAAGCAAAGCTCAAAGCATCTAGCATAGTAGACTTACCAGCCCCATTAGATCCAACAACAAGAGTAGTCTTATTTTTAGTTAAATCTAATTCAGACCAGTTATTACCAGTTGAAAGAAAATTCTTCCACTTTAAAATTTTAAATGTAATCATTATGCAATTTCTAGAGTTTGTGCTTCCAACATAAGATCTGACATCTGAGATTTAATCTTATCTTTATCTAAGTCTGTATCTACAGCGTCTATGTAAGTATATAATAAACTCGAAGTATCTTCAACTGATATTTCACTATCTTCTACATTTTCTCCAACAAACTCGTTAAAGTTTTCTGCAATCTTCAATTCTAGTATTGATCTATTCTGTATGCGATCAACAAACTTATCAAAAGTAAAGGTATCCGATTTATTAACTACCACTAACTTTACAAACTTACCTTCTACATCATCCAAAGGATAATGGAGGTAATCACAATCATTGTCATCATATCTGATACGATGGAAGAGAGTGTGCGGATTGTGTATAGGAGTAAGCTCCCTAGTCTCGGTGTCAAGTATATGAAAGTATTTTTTATCATGGGCATCATTCCAAAAGAACTCCATCTGTGAACCTAGATATGTTATATTATCTTGTTCTGATTTTGTATGAAAGTGGCCAGATAAGACTTTCTCAAATCGTTTAAATATAGAACGATTTAATCCATGCTCATTCTTTATACCTTTCATCATCTCGTAACCAGCTATCTCGAAGTGACCTCCAAGCCAATCACACTTAGCATTATTAATAAATTCTAATGACTGCTTCTCATTCTCTGCGGATATCCAAGGTACAAGACCTAACTTAAACCCATCATAGTCCATCACAGTAGGCTCATGAAGTATATTTACCTCATTCATATAGTGACCTAAGAGCTCCTTGAGACTGTTAAGCTCGTTAGTATTCTTATAGTACGTGTCATGATTACCACAGATAATATCCATGGTCATTCCATTGTCTCTTAACGGTTTAAGAAAGTGATTACGGTTACGGTTAAGAGCACGGAAGTTGATAAACTTCCTGTTATCATAGTAATCACCAAGATGCACAATATGCTTAATATTATGTTCCAGAAGATAAGGAAACAATACATCAGAATAAAATTTTTCTGCGTTATCGAGAAATATGTCGCTGCTATTGCGAGTACCACAATGGGTGTCATTTAATATACAAACCTTCATAAAAAATCACCGAGGTCAGAGTCTACATTATTAGATCTTGCTCTCTTAGTTTTCTTTTTCTCTTCCTCAGCAAATAGTTTAAAAGCACTATCTTTTTCTTTTACTTTATCAATTCTATCCTTCAGTGTATCTACAAATTGATTAATAACAGCCTTAGATGCAGCATCTCCTTCAGCTGTTATGTATTCTTCAATACCAGAAGACGTCATATATTTAATCTTAATATCTTGCTGTTTCTTTTCTTTTGCAATACGACGAAGAAATGCATACCAGCTAATCTGTGTAAAATACGCGAAAGCGTTGGGAGTACCTGTCCGCGTAGCTGCTTCTACATTATAATTCTCAATGGCTTTTAAACAATTTTCAACTGCATCCATCACCATTTCTTCACGATAGGTATAACGAATAAAGTTAGACTTATGAGATAGGCCTTCAGCAATCTTAAGAAAACAAGACGCAATATAATTAGGTACGATGGGAAGTTTATCTTCAGTCTTTTGAGCTTCGTTAAGAGTACGTACATAACTGACTACAGCTTGTGAGAACTCTTTATTATTTACATAATGGATACTTGCTCGTTTAGTTCTTGCCATAATATATTCCTTCAATTCACAATATTATAATCTATATTTTTATTACTGGCAACTAAAAAAAGTAGTTGCACAATCTCGCTAATTGGTATATAATCATATAGCGATATGGGGAGGGGGGATATATTACTTAACTAAAAATCCGATGCGAGCGTCGTCAATATATCCATTTGCATCATCGTAAGCTTCAACGAAGTCATATCCATGCATTTCCATATGCTCCTTCTTCTTTCCAAAATCGGAAGCCCATACAGGAATAATATGATCATAATCTGGGTCAGGGGATGGACGTAAATGTACCTCTATAACTTGATCTCCTTTGAATTCAACGTTAATTTCTTTTACATCGCTTAATTCATTAAGCTCATCAGGTACTTGAGGAATATAATCTGATCGATTCCATTCAACAAATTTGGTTAGATTGATAGGCATATTAGTTCCCTCCCAACAAGCCGATCCTTTCCATGGTTGTCTCCACTTACCCATAATTTGATCTCTATCATACTGCCATATATAATTAGCCGAATAATGTTTACCTGTTAGATACTCACACCAAAAATAACCAGGAGGAACAGATCGATCATCACCTGCAGAAAGAGTTTGTACAGTAGCACCAGCTCCCATTCCAGCTAAATTATATATAGGTCTAATAACATACATACCAGTTTCAGGTATGTCTATATCAGCCGGCCCGCATTTATATCCAAATGTTTCTGCTATCCATAATTTATTAAACCATTTTCGGTGATGAGGATATTTAAGATATGATTTTGAATCGTCCATTAATGCATTTTATTTTTATTGAAGTTAATAGGAATTATATTACTAGTATCAGAGTCATCTAGTAATCCAATTTTTTCTTTTAATTTAGCTACATAATCCTCAATCTTATCGTTAATATCTTCATCGGATAATTCTGATTGATCTACCGCTTCAAAGAAAAACTTGAGCATTTTTCCATCTGGATTTGCTTCTGCTATAACATGATTAGCATTAAGAGTCATAAAAACTTCATCCCCTTCTTGCATAGTTAACCACGGTCTTAAATTATAATACCTAACACCTTTCTTATCATCATCAACACAATTAATACGTAGTACTTTCTTTACAACCATATCACAGTTGTCTTCATCTGCCCATTCTACCACTTCACATAGTATCTCTTCTCCAGAAGTAAGCTTAAACTGCTTGATATTAGTCATTTAAATCTACCTTTATTATTTTATAATTAAACTGCTCTTGTTCATAAACTTTTATTCGTTGAGCGCTATGCATTAAAGTATAATTCTTTCTAGCCTTCCAATGCAAATCATCTGCTATATCATAGAGTGTAGTAATCTGTCCATTGTCTGATTGCCGAAGCCCACGCCCAATCGATTGTAGAACTTTGATTTGTGATTTCGAGGGACTTGCAAATATAATATTATGCAGGTTCCGTATGTTAATACCAGTACTAAAAGTACCAAGACTAGCGACAATGACAGCATTAGTTTGTTTCTCCACAATCCGTCTTATAGCTTCTCTGTCTGTAGTGTCAGTATCGCCAGATACAAAAAAGACTTTCCTATTCTCTTCTACTTTATTATTTATCTGTTCGTATAATGGCTTTCCATGCTTATCCACAAGCCTGAATAAGACGAGAGTATTTCCTTTAGCATCAATAGCCAAATTACGAATGAGGCGATTACGAGCATCATTTCCAACGATGAAGTCAATCTCATCTTGATAGTCTCTTTTTCCAAAATCCTTACGCACCTTCTCTGGATAATTTAATAGTAATACTTTAATATCAAGCGGAGCTAACGTTTCATTATCTTGTAGTGCTTTAGTTGTAGTTACTTTATATACAGGTCCAAATAACCCTTCAAGCATTAATTTATGTGTCTGTGTACCATCTAAAGTACCAGTAAATCCAAATCTATATTTCGCTTCTGTTGCTTTATTCATAATAGCAGACAGAGACTTAGACTTAAATCCGTGACACTCATCTCCGAGTACCATACCAAACTGTTCAAACCATTTCTTAGGATATTTATATATTGATTGCCAGGTAGATATTATAATAGCTTTGTCTGTAACTTTATCTTTACCTGAATATATTCTATGCATACCTGCTTCACTGTAGCCATAATCAAGAAAGTCTTGATGCATCTGCTCTACGAGTGAAGTTGTAGGTACAATAACTAATACTTTACTACCTTTAGGATATCCTATTCCTTCTGTAATATACTGTAGCCAATACTTAGCTAATAGATATATAATAAATGACTTGCCCGATCCTGTAGGAGATAGAAGAATTGCTCGAGTTCTTGTTAGGGCTATTTCAAGCGCATCGTATTGATAATCTCGAGGCTGAAATGGAAGCGTTGCGTCAGCTAGTAAATGAGACATATCTTGAAGAGAAGGTTTCGCCGGAACTGGAAAGCCATATTTTGTCTCTTCAGTGTCAACAGAATATGACCGCTCAGCTGCAAACTTTATTAAATAAACATATAGCCCAGCAGAGAGCTCGCCATTTATGCGATTAAATAAACGTATCTTTCCATCCCATACTTTATTTTTATAAGCAGGCATAAACTTGTAGCCAGGTACAAAGAAAGAAAAATACTCTGATAGTTCTGCTGCATAACCTGCTTCACAGTCTACATACAGCATACTATAGTCTTTTAAACGTACTGTAAATTCAGCCATTATATTTTTTTCTCACATCAAGAAATAGTGGTAGATAATCATGAGTATTCACTGTAAATATTTGAGGTTCACTATGATCAACAGTAATAAGGATTACTCCTTGCTTAATAGGTACTCCTGTTCTCTCATAGAAAGCCGCTGCGTAGAATGAAGCTTGTATAAAGTAGTTAGTAATCCACTCTACTTTCTTAGGTTTACGAGCTGTCTTAAAATCTATAATAGAGAGCTCTCCATCAAACTCAGCAATACAATCTACTTGGCCAGCACATTTAAGTTTATCACTATAGAGATACTCTTCTTGAAACCATATGTTATTTACTCTTTTATCTATAATGTCTTTAAGATGGCTAAACGTGTAGAGATTATTAGGCATAGCCTTGCTGTCCCAACCGTCTACGTTATCTAAATAGTCCTCTGCTAACTTATGTACTGATGTACCTCTAGTAGATGCTTGATGAGATATTTTATTAGCTTCTTCCTCACCAACTCTTTTACGCCAACGTATGATACTATCTTTACTTAAAATACTTAAGACTGTAGTAATAGAAGGATAAGCATTACCTTCAGGAGTAAAATACTTACGACCTTTCTCTGTAGTCTTTCTAGTCATTTTAGGTAAAGTTATACCATGATCGACGTGATTAAACATTAGTTACCTGCTTCAAATTGCTTCCATTTTATAATATTGCCGATAGTTTGATGTCGCCAATTTAAGTTATTTACTATTTCTGTAAGAGTATCTATAACAGTTTTCCAGTACTGTACTTTCTCTTCGCTTTGTTGTATCTCAGGATCACTATCATAATAGTATTCCATCTCACCTTTCATGACCTTGAGACCATCAAAAGGATCTGGCTCCCAACCTAACGCTTCGATAGATTCACGATCCATCTTACCGTTATAATATAACCATTTTTTCTTGAGTAAAGTTTTCTGTTTAAACTCTGCACGCTTTTTAGCTAGTTTAGCCTCTGCTAACCATTGTAGATATTTAGCATGTAGAGAAGGTGTTGCTCTTGATGTCTCATCTAAAGCAGTTCTTTCAATAACACTATCGTTCTTCCATTCTTCTAGAATGCTCTGTAAGTCCATAATATATCCTCATAATGTATAAAGGTATTTAGTTAAGTTCAAAAGTCGAAAATCTAAACGATGCTGGAAATGTAATAAATGTATTATCGCTTAATGTTGATTCTAATGTCATATCACCTAAAGCAACTGGAATACAATCAACATATTTAATTGTGCGAACTGTATTATTATGACTTGAAAGTATAGATAGAGTTAGATCTGAATATGTAGGAGCTAGCTCTGCAGATCTTTCTGTAGGTAATCTATCCTTCTGCTCTACAAGTCTGTTCATCCAATTGTACATCTCTGTGTAAGAGTTTAAATTTTCGTCTACTATAATTATAGCTGTTAATTCCGAAAAAGTCAATTTATCTCCTGCAAAGGGTATAGATGAAACTCTTTTAAATGGAACCTCTACTGGATTTAATCCGAGATTAGGATGTAAAACTGTCTGACAAAAGAACTCTAAATTAGCAAAGTGCTTTCTATCAACTGTAAGTTTAAAGGATGTAGGTTGAAGAAAATTAATATTATTCAAACCTGAATTTGAATTAGTATCACTAACACTTACAGATATACTAGGGTTTAATGTAGGCATATATTTTTCCAGTTATACTATTTACCAGTATTTATATGGAAAAAAAGTTTCGTTTTTCTGAAAAAAACAGTTGCACTTAGTTCAAAAAGAGTATATAACTAATGTATAAAGAGGAGATATATTATGACTAAGTTTGATAAATCTAAGTTTACTTACCACGGTGGATATCTTGAGTATACAGGTAACTACGAAGGTCAACCAACATGGGATCAAGTAGCTCCTAATTGTCATCCTTCACGGGTAGGTATGCCTAAGGAACTATTTATTGCTCGCTTTAAGTATAGCGGTAGCCCTATTAAAATGGGAGCGTTTAAAAAGTTCTTGGTAAAAAACTTTACTGTTGAAGAATATGTAGAGATGAGAAGTGGAGATGATATAGATAGCTCTCCTCTAAGAGTCTTAGAGAGAAAAGGGTTTACATATTAAATAAAAAAAGGGCCGCGTGAGCGGCCCTAGTTATTTCCGAACTCTTAATTCTTATGTTAAGATGTTGTCTACGCGGAAGATTCTGTAGTACTGGTTTGTACGAGCTGTAGCAAGACCATCTGCAGGTGCTGCACCTACGAATGGGTTAGACGCCATGCCATAACGAGTTTTGAACCCGATACGTGGTTGGAAGTCATTCTCGCCTACTGCACGGACCATAGTTAATGGTACGTATGGGCAATAGAAAAGACCTGCGTCATAAGGGTTAGTACCTTTATAACCTACGTTGATGTAATCTGTAGTTGCATATGGATCGATATAAACGCGGATACGACCATTCATAACACCTGCAAAAGTGTTACCTGTGTCATCTACGTTCAAGTTGGTTGACAACGCTGGGCTGTAATCCAACATACCGGAAGCTGCAAGAGCTGTAGCAACGTCAGAAGAACATACGATAAAGTTACCTTTACCTCTACGAGTTTCTTTTGC